TAGGTGCTCAAAAGGAGGAGTAAAACTTACTCATGATGAGTATATACGTAGAGTACCTGAGTACGACGTATTAGAAAATTATGTAAATTATGAAGTTAAGATATTACATAGACATAAATACTGTGGTTATGAGTGGAAAGCTAGACCACATGATGTAGTAAATATGTTAGCGTGCCCCAACTGTAGAAATAAAGGCAAAGCGTATTTATATCTATGTTATTTTCCAGAAGTTGACTTATATAAAATAGGTATTACAAAAAGTTGGGAAGGTAGGTCTACCGAATTCGGTACTGAAGTTACCTTAATAAGTTTGGAAGAGTTTAATAGTTGGGGAGAGGCGTATTCGGCAGAACAAACTTTATTGACTAGACTACCTTTTGCATATTCTAGTACAGTAAAAACCGGAGCCTCGGAGTTATTTAGATGGCCGACAACGAGTTAAAAAGGTACCCAACTAAGTATTTAAGAGATTATTGTAAGTCTAAGTATAATAAAGGAAGTAAGTGCGAGATTTGTGGAACTACTGAAAATCTACACTTTCATCACTTTTATACTATTAGTGTTCTAGTTAATAATTGGTTTGAGAAGCATAAAACAGAAGTTACTACACCAGAACAAGCATTTGAATGGAGAGTAGTTTTTGAGAACCAGCATAAAGATGAGCTGTATATACATGCAGCTACTTTATGTAAAGATCATCACGAGAAGCTTCATAGTATTTATGGAAAAAATCCTGTATTAGCTACAGCACCCAAGCAGGCTCGCTGGGTACAGCGAATGAAAGAGAAACATGGCAAACTGGAAATTTTGGGGTAGACAAGAACCTGTAGAGAAGCTAAATCCTGCACAGCAGGATATAGTGGACATATATGGAGCAGGTGAGTTAGGCTCTAAAGAAATCATCACTAGTTATACCGCGTACTATGAGCAATTAGAAATTGTGAATAGAGGCGTGAATATGATTGTGGATGATGTTAGCGAGATTCCACTATCGGTGGGAAACTCCATTCCGGGGCTGACGCCAGTCGTTCGAGGCGTTAGAAATAAGACAGTGGAGCGGATCCTAAACAAGGAGCCTAATCCCTATCAGGACATGTCATCTTTTCGCCGTAACTTAGTAATAGATTTATTACTAGACGGTAACATATTTATGTATTTCGACGGGGCGGGATTGTACCATCTGCCAGCAAACTTTGTAACTATTGAACCAGACGAAAGAACGTACATTAAAGAATATAAGTTTCAAGCTAACAGAAGATTTTCACCAGAAGAAATAATTCATATCAAAGAAAACAGTTTTTATTCAATTTACAGAGGTACATCCCGTCTACGTCCAGCCAGGCGCACGATGGCGCTAATGACGAATATGAGACAATTCCAGGATAACTTCTTCACTAATGGAGCAGTCCCTGGTCTAGTAATAAAGAGCCCCAATACGCTGTCAGAAAAGATCAAAGAGCGTATGATTCAATCGTGGATGACTAGGTACAGACCGAATGCTGGCGGTCGTAGACCTGTTGTTCTAGATGGCGGCATGGAAATTGACACCATCACAGACATAAATTTCCGTGAAATGGCTTTTGAGGACTCAATACAAGCTGCTGAGAAGCAAGTCCTAAAGGCCCTAGGTATTCCTCCTATTCTTCTAGATAGTGGAAACAATGCAAATATTAGGCCTAACCACAGGCTCTACTATCTAGAAACAATAATTCCTATCATTAGAAAGATTAGCTTTGCCTTTGAGCGCTTCTTTGGCTATGAAATTTACGAGGATGTTACAAACATTCCCGCTCTTCAGCCAGAATTAAGCGATCAGGGAGCCTATTATCAATCTCTAGTAAACGGCGGCATTCTTACGCCGAACGAGGCTAGAGATAATTTGGGATATATGCCTTTAGAAGGTGGTGACCAGATTCGAGTCCCTGCAAATATTGCAGGCTCGGCTGTAAATCCAGCTCTCGGTGGGCGTCCCTCAGAGGAAAACACATGAGAAAGGTAACTCTACTGAAGGCAATGTGCGCCTATTTTTCGGCTAAGGGGCATACAATGTCTCTAGCGGAATATACAGCAGCTAATGATGGTCCATACCATCCTGCTACTATTAGAAAAGTTTGTGGCTCGTGGGTAAAAATGCTTCATTTATGCAAGCAGAACTACCCCGAACTGCTGGAACCGCGTAAGCCGGTTCCTATAACCCCTGCTGTGTATGAGCAGCCTGTTAAGGCACCCATTTCTGCAGCAGAAGCGTTAGCTATGTTGGAGGGACGACTAAATGAGGAATAAAATCCTACATGTGGGGTCCGTTTTTAAGGCTATAGATGAAGAAGATGATGATCTTATTATTCATGGCATGGCCAGTACGGACGATAAGGATCGTGTAGGCGATGTTATCTCTCCTATGGCATGGAAAAACGGCCTCGAACATTATAAATTAAATCCTATTATTCTATTTAACCATGACTACAATCGACCAATTGGACGGGCTGTAGTGGTTAACCAAGTGGAAAAGGGACTTGAACTGAAAGCTAAAATTTCTAAAGCGGCTGGCGATATCGCAGGGCTGATTAAAGACGGAGTTTTAGGGGCATTTTCAGTTGGTTTCATGGTAAGAGATGCTGACTACGATTCTAACACAGAAACATTTCTAATTAAACAAGCAGAACTGTTGGAAGTTTCGGTTGTATCTGTTCCTGCTAATCAAGCAGCTACCTTTTCCGTGCAGAAGTCCTTTAACTCAGAAGATGAGTATAAGGAATTTATTAGTACTTTTAAAAGCGTTAACCTAGCATCCGGCCAACCACTGGCTGATAAATCAAATGATGCATTAGCTAGTGCAACGCCGGAGGGCCAAACAGTGGCCAATTCTCAGGAGATAAAGATGGATCCAAAAGATATCCAAACTATGATTGCAGAAGCCGTCAAGGGTGTTAGCAAGGATGTTGCTACCCAGATCGCTATGCAGCGCGCAGAAGAAAAGGCTGCTGAAGAAGCTGCTCGCAAGGCCGCTGAAGAAGTAGCTAGAAAAGAAACTGCACAGAAAGAAGCAATCGTTTCTGTTGTTAAGTCAAATGCAGAAGAGCTTGTAAAAGATCTGACAGCACGTTTTGCTGAAAAGGAAGCTAATTTCGAGAAGATTATTGGCGAATTCCGTTCAGAGCTAACAGAGCGTTCGGAAGAGCTGAACAAGCTTCGTTCAAACAAGCACATTTTTGCTGATCGTTCAAGCGGTAAGTCATTCGAACAGGCTTTCGAAGGCGAAATCGTTGACGCACACCTTCTGGGTGTTATTAGCAAGAAGGGCTGGAACACGAAGTTCGGCAAGCAACTGCTAGAAAAGGCAACGAATGCTAATTCGGGTGTTGTAGCTCCTACCGTTACTCAGGAAAACTTCGAAACAGTAGTTTCGACTGCTATTGAGCGTGACATTGAGCTTGAGCTAGTACTAGCTCCTCTGTTCCGTGAAATTCAGATGAGCGCAGCTAGCATGGTAATTCCTACCCTGCCAGATGCAGGCTATGCTGAGTTCGTAGAGAACGCTTCTTCGGCAACTGGTGGCACCGCATTCAAGGGTAACCTAGAAGGTCGCAGTGCTGCTTCGCCTGGCGTTAACAATGGTATTTCCATGGGTTCGAAGGTTCTAACTGTTAACAGAATTCTTTCGAAGTCCTACATTGCTAACGAAGTAGAAGAAGATGCAATTCTTCCTATTCTTCCGCTAATCCGTGAGTCGATGGTACGTGCACATGCTCGTACACTAGAGCGTTCGCTACTTCTAGCCAATAGCTCATGGGAAACTACGCTATCCACACCTGCGTCGTTCCATGGTCTCATTGAGTTCGCAACTACGGACTCGAAAGTTCTAGCTGATGCTTCGAGCGGCGGCTCGCCTGGAACGGTTGGTACTGCTACAGCAGCAGACCTTCTCCGCGCTCGTCAGGCGATGGGTAAGTATGGTCGTCGTCCTGGCGATGTAATCTACATCGTTTCGCTAGATGCGTACTACCAGCTACTCAGCGATGCAGAGTTCCAGAACCTGAATGACATTGGCAATGCAGCTACGAAGATCCGTGGTGAAATTGGTCAAGTCTTCGGTTCGCCTGTTATCGTGTGCGACGAATTCCCCGCTAAGGCAAATGGCGTTCCTTATGTAGTTGCGGTTAACCCACGTAACTTCATTCAGCCAGTATTGCGCGGTGCAACGGTTGAGAGCGACTATGACGTTGAATTTCAGCGTCGTGTACTGGTTGCTACTCAGCGCCGTGGTTTCGATCGGATGTTTGCTGACGCAGGTCAAGTTGTTGCCGTTACCTGGTAATAACAAGAATACTGGGGGACTTCACGGTCCCCCGGTTTCTATAAGGACATTAAATGGCCATAATTACTCTAGATGACTATAAGCTTTTTGAAGGCATAACGTCTACTAAGAATGATGACCAACTGGAGGCTATTTTAGACTCTTCTAGTGCTCTTATAGAAACTTATTGTAATACTAAGTTTACGCAGTATGCTGAGGCTCCTGGAGCAGAAGAGATTTTTGATATTCAGTGGGATACTCATGTAGTACAGCTAAAATATAGTCCTGTAATTTCAGTTATTTTAGTCCTTGAGAGATCAGCACAAAATCAAGCTTATACTCCTTTAAGCCTAAGTACTTATGACTGGTACTTAGATAGAGTTACAGATTCTATATTTAGAACTAATCCAGATGGTAGCTATGCTTTGTGGCCCAAAGGTGTAGGGTCTGTAGCAGTAAATTATACAGCTGGATACACTTCTGCCCCCGAAGATATTAAGCTAGCCTTAGTTGACCTAGTAACTTACTACTTTAAAGACGAGCATAGGGTAAATAGATCTTTAGGCTCTGCTAGTACTCAGAATCAGGTTACTTCATCTATTAGAGATGCAGGCTTTCCGGATCACATTAAAAGAGTACTAGATCTTTATAGGCAGCCATGAAATCTTCTTTAAAAGAAGTAGTATCTGAAATTCTCCAGTATAATTCTATATACTTGCGAAAAGTATTGAATAGTGATATAACAATCAAAACTATTGTTACAAACTCTGATAAATTTGAAAAGTCCTACGGAGCAGTCATAAATAGATTTCAGACTGCTTTAGCAAATGCTGTAGAATCAGGGGCTTCTACTTTTTCAGTGGAGAATACTAAAGGTACTAGCGTAGAGTTTAGTACTGAAAGTGCTAGAAAAGTATCAGAGGGTGGCGGCTCTTATAGAAGTTATTTTGGTATTTATTCAAAGTTAATTCCGGGGCTTTCTCAAAAATGGCAGCTTGGTCATAAGTCAGCCGCGGTATTAACTTTTAGAATAGCAGCTAGTATTGATGCGCTGAGAAAACAGCAAAATCCTGCTAATGACAACCTAATAAAAGAATTACTTATACTGCTAGAATCTTCTAGAGAAATAGATAAAGTTACTGAAGGGTCTAAGTTTGCTCTAGAAGATGTGTATAATATTATAGGAGACTATGTTCAAAATCCTCCTAGACTCAATGCAAGTGTTAAAAAAGAAATTGGCGTATTAACTGAGTCAAATATGACACTGGTTCTTGAATTTGAAGATGCAGGATTAAATAGATTAAAAGGCTCCGCGGGGTCAGTAATCGGAAGGCTCGTTACACGCCTTCTTAATGGTCAAATAGATAGCGTAGTTGAAGGCATAAAAAAAGTAGATCTTACAGAAATAACAGCATCTCCCAGCTTTTTCGATGAGATAAAAAAGCTTCTACTAGACACAATAGATCCTAAAACTACTCCGAAGGGTAAAAAGACAAAATCATCTGCTTCTGGTAGGGGAGCCTCGGGAAGTAGACCTAAAAAGCTTCCTAAGCTAAGAAAAGCGCCACCAGCAGCAGCACCCAAAGGGACCGCTACAGCAGAAGTCTCGTCTTTTATCGGTGTTCGGTCCGTTCTTAGCTATATAAATGCAAGGCTGCCCGAAACAGTAAGATCAAAAATGGATTATCCTAGGCTGGAAAATAGAACGGGAAGATTTGCAAATAGCACGGAACTACTTTCTATAACACCTACTCCCAAAGGCTTTCCCTCTCTAGCGTATACATATCAGAAGAATCCCTACCAGGTATTTGAAGTGGGTAGAGGAAAGTTTCCATGGGCTACCCCATTTAGAGACCCAAGAAAAATTATTGAAGAATCCATTAGAGAAATAGCCCGTGATGTAATTGAAGGTCGTTTCTATATGAGAAGATTATGACAACTAGACAATATACTAGTAGACGCATGGCAATTCTTGCCGCGCTTGCTGAAAAGTTAAAGACAATAGACGGCACTGGCTCCTTCAGAAGTAATCTAGCCTCTAACGTATCAGATCGTCTACTATTTTGGGATGAAGTAAAGGACTTTCCAGCGGTCCATCTAAATGCTGGTACGGAAACCCGTGCTTATCAGGGAGGCGGATATAAAGATAGATTTCTAGCCCTTACGGTTAGGATTTATGTTCAAGAAGAGAATGCTACCTACGCACTTGAGAAAGTGATCGAAGATGTAGAGACTGTTCTTGAGGACAATAGCCGGCTAGCCTACGTGGATCAAGACGGAGTTACTCAATATACGCAGCAAATTTCTATACTTCGTATAGAGACAGACGAAGGCGTACTAGACCCCATAGGAGTTGCAGAAATTTCTTGTGAGGTTAGATATTAATAACTTTTGAAAGTTAAGATTTTGAGTTCCACGCGAATTCAATATTGGAGAAACTAAAATGGCATTGTTATTTTCACGTAATGCTAAAGTCTATGTAGAGCTAGAAGCAGGTGGAGCGAGTCCTTTACTTGACCATGTATGGGAAGTACCAGTTCTAGACGGCTTCTCTTTCTCACAATCTTCAGAAAGCGCAGAAATTGTAGCAAGTGAGGCAGGTGGTACCGCTTCTAGAGGTCGTCTATTATTTAATACTGCTATTAATCCTGTAGAATGGAGCTTTAGCACCTATGTTAGACCCTTCAAAACAGCTGGAAATGGTTTAAGCGGGGCCTATAGTGGTACTCTTAATCAAATTCATGCGGTAGAAGAAGTACTATGGGCTATGCTTTTTGGTGGAGATACTTTTGCTACTGCAACTGGTAGATACAGTAAAAGTCCCTCTACAAATTTTCATACACTAGGTACAACAACAGGTTCTAAGTTTGATCTAAATGCAGCTAACTTAGGAAGTTTCTCAGATAACTGGAATCTTTATTTTAGCTTCGAAGAAGGCGGCTCTGCTACAAAAGTTTATAAGTTAAACCAAGCAGTAGTGAATAGTGCTACTATTGACTTTGACATTGAAGGTATTGCTACTATTCAGTGGAGCGGCTTCGCAAAAAATATTGAAGATAAGGGTACTAGTAAGCCCACCAAAGACTACTATGAAAAAGTTGCTGATACTGGTACTTTTATTCGTAATAAGCTATCTACACTTTCATTGCAAGATAAAACTCTAACTAGCCCTCAACCATCCTATACTATAAATATAACTGGTGGTAGTATTAATTTTGAAAATAATATTACTTATCTTACACCAGAAGAGCTTGGTATTGTAAACCAGCCTTTTGCTAACATTGCTGGTACTCGTTCTATTTCTGGTAACTTAACTTGTTATTTGGATACAGACACAGGTAAGTCACAAGCATTATACAGTAATCTAGTAGGTGCTACTACAACAGTTAGAAATAAGTTTGAAATGGCACTTAATATTGGTGGTACTAGTGGAAACACATTAAAGCTTGCCCTTCCTACGGCCCACTTGGAGATTCCAAATATTGGTATCGAAGATCTTATTACACTAGATGTAACCTTCCATGCGCAGCCAAGTACAAACTCCTTTACTGCAACTGACGAAGCTTCGATTACCTATAACGTAACATAACCACTTAAAAAATAACTCTTGACATTAAGGTGGGGGTTATGTATAATTGACATAAATAGGGGGAGATTATCTCCCCCATTTTTTAGTTGGAGACAAAGTGAGTTATGAACTTCTACGCCTAGGTAAAGTATTTTTAGAAGATACCCGTTCTGGAAGTACTTTTTATAGGCTGCATGTAGGAAGGGATATTAGCTTTTCTCAAACTTTTGCACAAGATAGGCTGGAAAAGAAAACTTTACACAGTCAAACCTCTGTGTTTAGCGGATCTGTAATAAACTCTGCTAATCCAGCCGATTTTTCTTTTACTCTATTACTAGTAAAAGAAGCAGTAAAGTATCAGCATATACCGCTAGACTTTTTACTAGGGTATAATGCTAGTGGAACATTAGATACGTTTAATTTGTACTTTGTAAATACGTCTGTTACACCAAATGTGCAGTATAAAATAGAAAAGTGTGTACTTACGAATGGTACCTTTAATTTGCCAAGAGCGGGGCTACTAACCGTAAACTTGTCGGGGCAAGGTACAAAGTTAATTCGATCAACAGGAACTTTTAGTTACTCGGAAAGTGGATTTATTACTACTAGTAATTTTGGAACTTCTCAAGAGTTTAAAGTTTTTGTTGATAGTGTGGAACTGCCAAATATATCCGGAGCTTCGTTAGAGCTTCAGAATAATATAGAATGGCTAGATAATAAGACTATACAAGCAACTCGGAATGCTGTAGGTGCAAGTAGTTCGGTTTATCCTAGTTCTTTTGTATTAACTGAGAGGTCTTTAGGGGGCTCAATACAACAATTTGTTGTTCAAAGTAATGCTCAATCTGTAAATAATTTGCTAACCTGGAAAGAAAATATTCCTGTTAGCATACGGGTTGGGCAATCCTCCTCTTCCTATCAGCTACAGGCAAATCTGACTGGGTGTTCTTTTACGAATAGACCGGTATTTGGGGAAGTATTAGCTCAATCCTATGACTTTAGACTAATGAGCAACCCCGCTAATTTGACTTCGTTATTTGTGTACTAAGGAGATTTTATGAAATTGCGTGAATTAATGGTTGACACCAAGTCGGCCTGGATTGATTACCCTGGGTGTAATGGGTTTCAAGTAGAAGTAGCAAACCTTGCTAGAAAAGAACTGATTAATTTGAGAAAGAAGTGTATTATTCAGAAGTTTGATAGAAAAACAAAAGCAGTAACAGAAGAATTGGATGAAGATAAGTTCGTTCATGAGTTTACAAAAGCTACAATTAAGGGCTGGAAAGGACTAAAGTTAAAGTATCTAGAAAATCTACTTCTAGTAAATCTTGAAGATGCGGAAGAGGATGAGGAGCTTGAGTATTCGCAAGAAGAGGCAGAATTACTGCTACAAAACTCGTCAGAATTTGATAGCTGGATTAATGAGGTAGTCTTTGACTTAGCCAACTTTCGTTCAGGAAGAGATTGAAGAATTATTTGAGCGGCTAGATTCTTGGCAAAAGAATACAGCCGCTGGAATTAGTAAAACTACTTACTTGCAAATTCAGCATGATTTGGGGCAAGAGGTAGATGAGGATAGATGTCCACCCGATACGGATGACTTTCCTCTTATAGCTATAGAAGCTATAGACATATTTAATTTGCTAGGTGATAGAGTCTACCCAGAAATAGGATATGTTGGAAAAGATTATACAAATCTAAAGGTATTAATAGATTTGTACAAGATAGATAATATAGAACTACTAATGCTTTTACTAGCTAAGCTGGATTCTCACGTAATTAAGAGTTCGCAAGATAAACTCAAGCGTGAGTATGACAGAATGAAGAATAAGTCTCGTGGTAGATAAAACTGTAAAAGTTGGAGTAAAATTAACTACTGAGGGCGGTGAGAAGTCACAGCGGGCCGTTAGAGGCACTCGGGAAGAAATAGAAAAAACTAGTGCTGCGCAGACTAAGGCTACTGGCGCTCAAGACGCTTATAATAAGCGTGATAAAGCTATTTATCAGGGCAATCTAGCTTCTGCAAAGTCTTTTTCTAAGCTATCGCAAACAATAGGTGCCGGCTCCTCGGGGCTAGTAGGCGCTTATGCTACATTGGCTGCTAACGTTTTCGCTGCTACCGCTGCATTTAACGCTCTTCGTTCTGCTGCTCAGATTGACCAACTATCTAAATCTTTGGAATTTTTGGGCAATGCGGCTGGTAGAGACTTAACTCTTGTTTCTAAAAAACTACAAGAAGTAACTGGATATGCTATCTCCTCAGCAGATGCTATGCGAGCTGCTTCTTTTGGCTTTTCAGCAGGCTTTTCTACAGAACAACTAGAGTCTTTAGCTAAGATAGCTAAAGGTGCTTCTGGTGCATTAGGTAGAGATTTAACGGATTCTTATGACAGGCTAATTAGAGGTGTCGCAAAACTAGAACCTGAAATTTTGGATGAACTTGGAATAATTGTAAAGCTGGATAAAGCCACCCAAGATTATGCTGTTAGTCTAGGTAAAAACGTAGATGATTTAAGTGCGTTTGAGCGTACTCAAGCATTTGCTAATGCAACTATTAGTCAAGGAACACAAAAGTACGGAGCATTGGCAGATGTTTTAGAAGCCAATCCTTACGATAAACTAGCGGCTTCTTTAAGTAACTTTGTAGTACAGGCCTCAAAATTAGTGATGATTCTTAATCCTGTTATTGAATCTATGTCGCAGAGTTTTGCCTCCCTACTAGGTGTTATTACTGTATTTACCTCGGGTTTTGCTAGGCAGCTACTACCTAGTTTATATAAGTTACCAGAGGCTATGGCAAGGTTCTCAGAAGCAACGCTTATAAATAGTGCAAAGCTGGCAGAAAATATAGGTACTAATGTAAAAGCCTCTGATGCATATAAAAAGACTATTTCAGCCATTCAGGAAGGTAATTATAGTTCGGAAGTTTTTACTGCCGGACAAGAACAATTAGCTCGTAGTATTAGAGCAACAGAAGCTTCAATTAAAAAATCCAAGGCTTTTAGAGACATGCCTATGGATGTAAACTCGGCAGCAGAAAAAGTACAAACATATACTAACAAAATTTCAAAACTTACTGCTGAACAACAAAAAGTTGATGGAAAACTTAATGACACTAAAGCAGCACTACAAAGCTATAAGGCTAGTTTAA